AAGAAAAAAGCTGAGATTGCAATGTCAGAAGCNGCTATTGTNCATGCNGAAAAGATGAAAAAAGGTGAAATTGAGTACCAAGGTAAAGCTTTAGATGCTCAAAAAAACGACTGGAAAGATGAATTCATACTTTTGACTTTGTCATCACCCCTATTTTTACTTGCATACAGTGTTTTTGCAGAAGATGAAAAAATAAGTGCTAAACTTGACTTGTATTTTGAAAAATTACAGAATATGCCTTGGTGGCTGATCTCTTTATGGGTTGCAGTGGTTGGTGCAGTATATGGTATTAAAGCAACAGAATTAAAACAATTTGGAGGTAAAAAATGATAAAGAAAATATACAATAAAATTTGCCACATCGTGTGCAAAGTGTTAAAAATTACACCATGCATTTGTAAACACGAATGCGGATGTAAAAAGGAGGCTAAAAATGAAAAAAAGTAAAAAATCATTTCCAGATTTAACTGGTGATGGAAAAGTAACTAAAGCAGATGTTTTAAAAGGTAGAGGTGTATTTGCTATGGGTGGACCAGTTGAAGTTAAAGCTGATGATTCAGTTGATACTTATGGTAATCCAAAAGGTAAAAAGAAATCTATTCAACTTAAAGGTTGGGGTAAAGCGAGACACTAATCATGGCTAAACTTTGTGCAAAAGGCAAAGCTGCAGCGAAGCGTAAATTTAAAGTTTACCCTTCAGCGTATGCTAACATGTATGCATCAGGAGTTTGTTCTGGAAAAATAACACCAGGTGGTAAAAAATCTTCTAGAACTAAAAAAGCTAAAGGTGGCATTGCAACTGGTTGTGGTAAAGTAATGTCAAACAGAAGAAAAAGAACTAAATACGTTTAATATGGGTTTACGAAAGTGGGTAGCAGAAAAATGGGTAGATATTGGAGCTCCGAAGAAGGATGGGAAATATCAACCTTGCGGAAGATCAAAAGGGAGCAAGAGGAAGTATCCAAAGTGTGTCCCTATTGCAAAAGCTCGCTCCATGAGTGCTTCACAAAAGGCGAGTGCGGTGAAACGAAAGCGCCAAGCATCGAACACTGGCCCTAAACCGACAAACGTAAAAACAATTGTTAGAAAAAAAGCTGCTGATGGTGGTTATATTGGAAGTTTTATTAAATTAGATGTAGATGGTAAAACATATGGTAATCCAAGTTATAAAAAATATTACAGAGGTATGATTTAATGACAATAATTACAAAAGGGATGGGAGCAATTATTAAAAATTTATCTAAAAAATCTCCAATTAAAAAACGTGGAATGTCGACAGAAGATAAAATTAAAACCGGTGCAGTAATTGGAACAGGAGCTGCAGTTACAGGATTAGGAGTTTTAAAAGCTAAATCTATAATGGATCAAGATTATGGCAAGACAAAAAAAGATAAAAAATAATGCAAAGAACAAGAGATAAACAACCACCTAAAACTAAAAAATATTTTAGATCAACAAAGTCCGGTGCAGGAATGACCAAAGCCGGAGTTGCAAGATACAGACGTGAAAACCCTGGATCTAAATTAAAAACAGCNGTGACTGGTAAGGTCAAACCNGGATCAAAAGCTGCCAAACGAAGAAAGTCATATTGTGCCAGAAGTGCTGGACAAATGAAACAATTTCCAAAGGCTGCGAAGGATCCTAATTCAAGACTAAGACAGGCACGTAGACGATGGAAATGTTAAATGAGTTTTGAAGAATTTATAACTAAACTTAGAAAAAATATACGAACTTCATACCAGTCTATAGGTGATACTATGGTTGCTGGTGGAGTAACAGATATGGAAAAATATAAATATCTGTTAGGTCAAGCGCATGCGCTACAATTAATCGATCAGGAAATCTCAAACCTGCTAAATCCAAAGGAGGATAAAAAAAATGAGCAACCCGACACAACAAACGTTGTCAGATTCGGACAAAGAAATACCGAAGACGAGACTAGCTCTTGATGAAAAATATCAAGAGGAAAATAAAAAAGAAGAAGTAAAACAAGATACAAGATTAGATGAAACTAATATTGGTTCTATAAAAGACCAACTACCAGAACCTTCGGGATGGAGAATGTTAGTTTTACCTTTTACACCAAAAGAAAAATCTAAAGGTGGAATTATATTTTCACAAGAATCTTTAGATAAAGCTAGAATGGTTACAAACTGTGGTTATGTAATTAAGATGGGACCTCTTTGTTATAAAGACAAAGAAAAATTTGAAACCGGTCCTTGGTGTAAAACAGGAGATTGGGTGATCTTTGCAAGATATGCAGGATCACGTTTACCAATAGAAGGCGGCGAAGTTCGTCTTCTCAACGACGACGAGGTTTTGGGTACTATTAAAGATCCAGAATCTGTGTTGCATTATATATAAACATAGGAGGAAACTATGCAAGAAGAAGCAAAAAGAGATGTTCCTATGGTTGACATTGATACTTCAGGCCCAGAGCATGAAGTTGAATTAAATGATGATCAACAAGAGAACATTGAAGATAAGTCTGATGCTACGGATAAATCATATGAAAACGAGCGTGAGACTAAGTTAGAAGAAGCTAGCTCCCAGCCACAAGAGGCGAGTAACGAGGAGCAAGAAGATAAGAAAGATGCGAAAGATTTAGAATTAGAAAACTATAGTAAAGATGTTCAAAGAAGAATTGCTAAACTCACCGGTAAATGGAGAGAAGCACAAAGACAAAGAGATGAAGCTATTGAATTTGCAAGAGCTCAAAAAGCTGAAAGAGAATCTTTGTTAAAAAAATATTCTTCTGTGGAACAAGCTGGAGTTAAAGACAGAGAAGAGAGAATCAAATCTGGTTTAATTGCAGCACAAACTAAACTTGCACAAGCTCGAGCAAACGATGATTTTGCAAGTGAAGTTGAAGCACAAAAAGAAATAGCAAGACTAGGTTATGAAGAAGCTAGACTTGCGGAAGCCAAAGCAATGGCTGAGTCAACACCAAAAGTTGAAACAAAAGATGAAATACCGTCTTATAATCAACAACCACAAAGACAACAAGCAGCTGCAGATCCAAAAGCAGAAGCTTGGGGTGCTAAAAATAAGTGGTTTGGTAGCGATACAGCTATGACTTACACGGCTTTTGACATTCATAATAAACTAGAAGCTGAAGGATATGACCCTAGTTCAGACGAATATTATGCTGAAATTGATAAAAGAATAAGACTTGAATTTCCGCATAAATTTGGTAATACTAATACCAATAATACGGCTGAATCGACTAAGCCAGTGCAAACAGTAGCGTCGGCGACGCGAAGCACAAAAGCAGGTCGCAAAACTGTCAGGCTCACCCCTTCTGAAGTTGCTATCGCCAAAAAATTAGGAGTGTCATTAGAAGATTATGCAAAACAAAAAAAACACATGAAGGAGGTTTAAGCATATGAACGAAGAAAATAACATGAAGACCCCTCGTGCGAGCCAGTCAAGATCTAACGAAGTTAGACCTCAGACTTGGACACCACCGTCATCTTTAGATGCACCACCTGCGCCAGATGGTTTTAGGCACAGATGGATAAGAACTGAAACTTTGGGCATGGACGATACAAAGAACATGTCAGGTAAGTTAAGATCTGGATGGGAACTCGTAAGAGCGGACCAATACCCAGAACATCCTTATCCACAAGTTGCGGAAGGCAAATACGCAGGAGTGATTGGAGTAGGCGGCCTAGTGCTGGCTAGGATACCAGAAGAGATCGCAAAGTCTCGAGATGCTTATTTTAAAAGGCAGACTCAAGAGAGAGACGAAGCAGTTAACAACGATCTTATGAAGGAACAGCATCCAAGTATGCCGATCAATAATGAGAGGCAGAGTCGCGTAACTTTTGGTGGTACTAAAAAATAATTTTTTAGCGATCCCAACTACCGTGATACTAAATATAAACTAAAACTAAGGAGTAAATACTATGGCTAACCAAGACGCAGCTTTCGGTTTGAGAGCTATTGGAAAAGTTGGTCAGAATAGAGACAACCAAGGTTTAAGTGAATATAGTATTGCAAGTGGTACAACTGCTGCGATTTACCAAAATGACCCTGTACAAGCATTAGCTACAGGTTACATTGGTGTGCAGAACACAACTACTGGTGCGATACTAGGTTCTTTAAACGGAGTCTTTTATACTGATCCAACAACAAGCAAGCCTACATTTGGAAATTACTGGCCTGGCGATATCAATGCGGCTGACGCAGTTGCTTTCGTTAGTGACGATCCATATGAAAGGTTTGAAATTCAAGCTAGTACAACTTTACCTATTGCCAGCATTAACGCATTAGCAGACCTTGCTACATACGTTTCTTCTGACTCTAGAATCAGTAAAGTATCTAGTGTTGAATTGAACACATCAGCAGTTTCAACAACTACTGATCAATTTAAAATCTTAGGTGTGACTAAAGATTTAGCTAACAATGAATTAGCAAACGCTACAACTTATGCAGCGAATGTTAATGTTGTTGGTGTTATCAACAATCACTTCCTAAAAAATACAACAGGCATATAAGGAGATAAATTATGGCTATAAGTAGAGGACAACTAGTTAAAGAACTAGAGCCAGGTTTAAATGCATTATTTGGCCTGGAGTATAAAAGGTATGAAAATCAGCATGCTGAAATTTTTGACACAGAAACTTCAGACAGAGCTTTCGAAGAGGAAGTAATGTTATCAGGTTTCGCAAATGCTCAAACTAAACCGGAAGGTTCAGGAGTGACATTTGACAATGCTCAAGAAACTTTCACTGCTAGATATACGCACGAGACAATTGCTCTAGCGTTTTCAATCACTGAAGAAGCGATTGAAGATAATTTGTATGACAGACTTGCGTCTAGATATACAAAAGCTTTAGCAAGATCTATGGCGAATACCAAACAAGTAAAAGCAGCAAATGTATTAAACAATGCATTTGATTCTAGCTTTGCTGGTGGTGACGGAGTTGAATTATGTTCAACTGCACACCCTATCATTGCTGGAACTTTCAGAAACGAGCTTGCAACTGCAGCTGACTTAAACGAAACTTCGTTAGAGCAGTCTTTAATTGACATTGCAGCGTTCGTAGATGAAAGAGGTCTTAAAATAGCTGCGAGAGGAATGAAATTAATTATTCCAAGTGAATTACAATTCACAGCGGAAAGATTAATGAAATCTTCTCAAAGAGTTGGTACAGCAGATAATGATATCAACGCGATCAACAGCATGGGAATGATTCCACAAGGTTATGTGGTTAACAACTTCCTAACTGATACTGACGCGTTCTTTATCAAAACTGATGTTCCTAACGGATTAAAAATGTTCGTTAGATCACCAATCAAAACAGCTATGGAAGGTGACTTCGATACTGGTAACGTTAGATACAAAGCTAGAGAGAGATATTCATTCGGATTCTCTGATCCTAGAGGTATCTTCGGTTCCCCAGGAACTGCGTAATACTTGTAATTAAAGTATTATTTTTTGAAAGGCCCCTTGATTGGGGCCTTTCTTTTTGGTAGAAAGAAAAAATGCACAGAAAGAAATTTAAGATTAGAATAAGAGCTTATGGATTTAAATCTGACTTTGAGATAGAAGCAGATGATTCTATAGAATCAGTTGAATCTGCAATCCTTGACAAAATAGGAGAAAATGCTATTGTATGGGAAGCAGATAATTTTTACGACAATCGTAAATGTTATTTAACCTATGAGGAGGTTAACGATGGCTCAAGACAACATGGTGTTGTTCGCTAGTAAAATCCAACTCGAGTCCAAATGGAATGAGTTGTTTTTGAAAAATGGCGGATTAGTAACACCAGAAATGTCAGTGCTAGGTGATGATATTAAAAAAGTTATCAGACAAATCCTAGCAAAACAAGAGAGTCCTAAGAATCCGTATGATGGTGAAATCCATCTTTACGCTGGTTAATTAGGATAGATTCTCTTAGTTTATTTAAAAAGCAGTAAAATGCTATAGGGATTTCTTGCACTTCTTAATAATTTCATATATAAATTAACCACTATACATAAATTTTCTGCATAGACGCGTATAGTCGACGGCCTAGAGACTATGTGGAAATAACTAGGAGGATAACACTATGGCACAAACTACATTCTCAGGACCGGTAAAATCTTTAAATGGTTTCATTGGTGCTGGTAAAGGTAATGTTGTAAGCATTTCAGATGCAACATTAACGGCAACTGTAGCAGATCACGCAGGAAGAGTTGTTGCATTAAACAACGCAACTTGTATTGTGACTCTACCTACAATCAGCGCTGCTGCTGATTCTTCTGTTGCGGGTCCAAACGACTACAACAGCGGAAATAACATTGGTGCAACTTTCACTTTCTTTATTGAAACTGCAGCAACTAACTTAGATATCAAAACTGATGGTACTGACAAATTTGTTGGTCAAGTATTAAATTCTAATACTAATGCAACTGTTTTCAGCACAAGATGTTTTGTACCTGCAGCTACTAATGACGTATTAACTTTAAACGGTGGTACTCAAGGTGGTAAAGTAGGTTCTGTTGTTAAGTTTACAGCTTTAGCAGATAATAAATATGCAGTTGATGGTTTATTAATTGGACCTTCAACTTCAGATGAAGCTGTTGCAACACCTTTTGCAGATAGTTAATAATTAATGGAGCCCTTCGGGGCTCCTAAAATTTTAGGAGATATTAATGGGTATGAAATCAGATGTTAAAGCTACAAGAAAAGATGCTGATGGTTTAGTATTTGCAGGTAGAACAAGATTAAGAGGTATTATTCTTGGCGCACCTAATACGACAACTGCAGCGGCAGCTACATTATTAAATGGAACAACAGGATCCAATTATTTTCAAGTTGATGCACCTGCAGGTGATGTATTCGCATACAATCTTGCAGAAGATGGTATCTTATTTGAAAATGGACTTTTTGTAACTGATTTAGTTGGTACGGTAACAGTCGTATACGACAAGTAGGAGGCTAAATGGCTAACACTACTTCTGGAACAACAACTTTTGATAAAACTTTTTCTATTGATGAAATTATAGAAGAAGCTTACGAAAGAATTGGAATGCAACCTAATGCAGGTTTTAATTTAAAATCTGCAAGACGTTCTTTGAATATTATGTTTCAAGAATGGGCTAACAGAGGTTTACATTATTGGGAAGTTGCAAATAATTCAATCACATTAATTGATGGTCAATCAACTTATACAATGTTTAGATCAACAAGTGATGGTACTTCTGATGTTACATCTGTTTATGGTGTAGATGATATTTTAGAAGCATCTTATAGAAATTCTTCATCTGTAGATTTTCCTTTGACAAAAATTAATCGATCTGAATATCAAGGACTATCTAATAAAACTGATGAAGGAACTCCAACACAATATTTTGTACAAAGATTTATAGATAGAGTTACCATAACTTTATATTTAACTCCAGGATCAACAGAAGCTGGAAACTTTATTAATTACTATTATGTAAAAAGAATTCAAGATGTTGGTGTTTACACTAACGCAACAGATGTTCCATATAGATTTGTACCTTGTATGGTTTCTGGTTTATCATATTATTTATCACAAAAATTTGCACCACAAAGAACACAAGAATTAAAGTTATTGTATGAAGATGAACTTCAAAGAGCGCTACAAGAAGACGGCTCTTCTAGCAGCTCGTATATAAGTCCGAAGGTATATTATCCAAGTGTCTAATACTGCTTCAGGAAAATTTGCAAAATTTATTTCAGACCGTTCAGGTATGGAATTTCCATATAAAGAAATGGTCAAAGAATGGAATGGATCCAGAGTACATATTTCTGAATTTGAAGCCAAACATCCACAACTTGAACCTAAACCTCATACTGCAGATCCTCAAGGTTTGAGAAATGCAAGACCTGCAAGAACAGAGCCTGCTGTTTTAATTTTATTAAATCCTAATCCTTTTCAAACTATTATTTATTCTGGAACCACTTATGTAAATGTTTATTCTCCTAATCATGGACGATCAACAGGAGATACAGTTAGATTTAGAGGACCTTCTAATGCAACTGGATATAATGATGTTCCAAGTTTTAATGGTATAACAGATATTTCAAATGCATCTGGTTTTTCAATTACAGTTGGTAAAATTAATGCATCAGGAAATGTTGACGATACATCAAATTACTATTATTTTATAAGCACAGACACTGCTACAAACAGTGGTATAAATGGAGGAGGAGAAGGCTGTACCGCAGGTCCAGTTACTTTATCATCATAATGACATACGCAGAATTAGTTCAAAAGATTAGAGATTACACAGAAGTCGATGCCAACGTATTAACATCAACTATTATTGATGGTTTTATTGAAGATGCGGAATGGAGAATATTCAGAGACGTAGATTCTGATAATAATAGACGATATGCAACAGCAAATCTAATTGCATCACAAAGATTTATTGACATACCTGCAGATTTATTAATTGTAAGATCTGCTCAAATCGTAGATTCAGACGGTAGTTCACAACCCGATAATAGAGAGTTTTTAGAATATAGAGATACGAGTTTTATGTCTGAATATAATCCAACGGTAGCAACTGGAGTACCTAAATATTATAGTATGTGGGACAAAGATACAATTGTTTTAGCTCCTAGTCCTGATGCTACTTATGAAATTCAATTAAATTATATCTTGAAAGATCCTGGTTTATCGAGTAGTAATACAACTACATACTTAAGTAAGTATTTTCCCAACGGACTTTTGTATGCATGTTTAGTAGAAGCATTTTCTTTTCTAAAGGGGCCAAATGATCTCTTGCAATTATACGAAGGAAAGTATAAACAAGTAGTTGAAGGCTTCTCGATAGAACAAATGGGAAGACGAAGACGAGATGAATATCAAAGTGGTGTTCCTCGAGTCGGAGGAAAATAATAATA